CCATGAAAACAATTGATATTAAAAACACTGACGGCGAAGTAGTTCATTCCTTTACTTCTAAAAATAACAGTTTTAGCAAAACACTAAAAAACTACATGCAAAAAAAACTACAAGAAAACAACACCACAACCGAAAAAGTAGAACTATTTAACCTTGATCTTTCAAATCAGACAATTGAAAGATTATTCTTGGGAACGGTGGATGTCATTCATTTTAATTTTTGCACGTTTAACAACACTTCTATTGTATCTTCAACGCTTAAAAATATAACATTTAACCAGTCATCCTTTAATGGAGTAAAAATGATAGAAAATAATTTCTATTATTGCAATTTTATTAACTGTAATTTTACAATTACTTTCTACGATGATTACTCCTTTCTTGAAGGCAACGTTTTTAATCATTGCCGTTTTTTTGAGTGTGATTTTACAGATGCAATTATACGTAATAACAGACACTTTTACACATCTCTAAATAACACCATTTTTCGTAATACATCTTTTACAAATAATTATTTTTACGATTGTACACTTTTAGATAATGATTTTTATTCTGCTAATTTTTATAATACAGAATTTCGTAACTCTTCTCTCGACGGTAATCTTACTAATAGCCAAACATTGTTTTTTAATCTACAATGCCCTGAAGAAGGGGCGTTTATTGGATGGAAAAAATGCAGTAATTACATCGTTAAACTCCAAATCACTGCCGATGCTAAAAGAACGTCGGCAACCTCTCACAAATGCCGTGCAAGTAAAGCACTTGTATTAGATATTCAAAAATATAACGGCGAAAAAGCTCCAATAAATAGCGTTGCCTCAAATTACGACCCCTCATTTATTTACGAAGTAGGAAAGATAGTCAAGGTTGAAAACTTTAATACTAATAGATGGGATGAATGCTCGACAGGCATTCATTTTTTCATCAACCGAGAAAATGCAAGTTATTATTAATAAAACAATGGTTTAAAGAAAATAACCTATCATTGGTTCGTATAGGTTATTTTCTTTAAACCATAACATTTTTTACTAACATTAAATTTTAATACAATGAAAACAATTGATCAAACATTTGACGAAACCATTGGATTAGTAAAATTTCAAATCGAAAAAAAAATTTTACTTAATGAGTTAAACCATTTAAAACACTTCACACACTTGCAAAATGATTTAATCACACAAAATCTTTTCTTTACAGTTTCTAACAATAAATTACAAATAATAGCTACAAATTTAGATAGCTGGTTAACTTCAATAATCCCAATTAAAAATTTATCAATTGAAAAAACGGCTATTTTTACCATTGATGCTAAAACACTAATTAAAATAATCAAAACAATCAAAAGCAACGAATTAATTTTTAATTATTCTATTAATGATTTTAAGTTACAGTTAGCCTTTGAAGAAACAATAATAACAATGAATTGCCATGAAGAGCAAACCGCATCCTTTCCACAGCAACCAATAGCCAAACAAAATGATAACTGTTCATTTTATCTCTATAGTCAGGAACTGTTTCAAGCACTAAAAACAACCTCCTTTGCAGCAAGTAATGACGACCTCCGTCCTGCATTAAATAACATAAATATTAACAATTCAAATAATGATAATGATAATGATATTAAATTAACATTCGCAGCCACTGACGCCCATAAACTCGTCGTTTACGAAATAAATAACCCTATTTCTTTAAAACATCCGTTAAATGTTAATGCAACAGAAATAACAAAGTTTTTAAACGTCCTAAAAAAAGCTAATAAATTATGTATGATTAACTATAACACTGAAATTATTACCTTTGCATTTAACAATAAAATTTTTACCACTTCTTTATTTCCTGGCCAGTTCCCAAACTACCAGGCGGTTATCCCTAAAAATCAATCTTACAAAATAAGAATTGATAAAAATTTACTTATCAATATAATTGAGCGCCTAAAACCATTAACAACTAAAAAAACAAATAGTGTTAAATTCATTACTGATAATGGGAGGCTAAATGTCTTTACATTTGATGAAGAAACAAACAACAGCGGTTGTGATTTTATTCCTATTTCGGGCAACTTTCCAAACGCTTACTCCTTCATTTTCAATTATCACTATTTGCTTGAAATCCTCAAAAATTGCCCAAGTAATTTTGTAATGATTTACTTCTCTGAAGACAATAATAAACCTTTTATTATAAAACCTATAATAAACAACGAGGTTACTAATAAAATAACTTATCTTTTAATGCCAATGGATAATAACTAACAATTAACAATTAATAATTAACAATTAACAATTTTAGTTATAAATAATTTAATTCAATTAATCATGGCAAAATATTCAGGCAAAGACGAAAAAATCAACGGAAAATGGTATCCTGTTACCGTTAAGGCTAATACTTTGAAAGAAGCAATAAACAAACTCTACGTCGGGCAACAGAAAAGCTATGGAACTGTTCAAGCAATACGTGGTCGCTTTTCAAAGGAGGATTAGAATGTTATCAGGCAGGTAAGAGGTTTCTCTTACTTGCCTATAAGGGTGTGTCAAATCGAATTAAAACAACCCGCTAACGGGCCTTAACTGAAATGAGACAAACATTAAAACGGCACGCTTGATCAATAAATACATAACTCGAAATTTAAAAACAAACAAAATACCTATTTTTTAAATAACTTTAAAAATAAAAATAATATGGGAAACATTTCTTATTTACGAAGGCAAAAACATAATGCTGAAATGAGACAAAGAGAACTTATTAACATTATTAACAAGTCAAAAGGAGTAAAAAAAATCTTTTACCAACTTAAACTATTTTTCATTAATGACTTTATCAATTTTCTCTCAATTGAAATTGATGAATTTAAAAAAAAGTGATTTTTTAAAAAGATTTAGCAAGAAATCCAATTCATCGCTTGCGTGGATTGGATGAATTGCATCTTTAGAAAGATATATTTGATATTCTAAAAATAAAGTTGTATCTTTGCATTATGATTTTGAGAGCGTATAAATATCGAGCTTTCCCAACGAAAGAGCAAGAAGTTCTTTTAGCTAAACATTTTGGATGTTCAAGGTGGATATATAACTACGCTCTTGATAAAAAGATAAAAGCATACCAAACAACCAAAGAAAGCCTATCAAGATTTACAATACAAAAAGATTTACCGGTACTAAAGAAATCCGAGAAAACAAGTTGGTTGAAAGAGGTGAATAGTCAGTCACTTCAAGCAAGTTTAGAAAACCTTGATAAAGCTTTTACAAAGTTCTTTAGAGATAAAAAAGGGTTTCCTAAATTCAAAAGCAAGCATGATAATAGGCAGTCTTTTTCAGTACCACAGAACGGGATTGTAGATTTTGAAACAAACACTATATCATTACCAAAATTCAAAAAACCAATAAAATGTAAATTACACAGAAGATTTGAAGGTAATTCTAAAACGGTTACCATAAGTAAAACTCCAACAGGAAAGTATTTTGTATCTGTTTTGGTAGAAGTAAATGAAGAATTACCTAAATTAAAAACCATTGACGAAAACAAAGCAATAGGCATTGATTTAGGGATTAAGACATTTGCTGTATTATCAAACGGAGAAGAAATACAAAACCCAAAACACCTAAGAAGTGCATTAAAGAGGTTAAAGAAACAACAAAGAAGGGTAAGTAAAAAGGTAAAGGGTTCCAATAATAGGAAGAAGGCAGTTATGAAATTAGCCGTTCTGCATGAAAAAGTTGCCAATAAGAGGAGTGATTTTTTACATAAGGTTACTGCTAAATTAGTTTCCGAACACGATACGTTGTGTTTGGAAACACTAAAAGCTTCCAATATGATTAAGAACCATAAACTCGCTCAGGCACTTTCTGACATATCTATTGGTAAATTCAATGAAATACTTGAATACAAAGCAAAATGGAATGGTGTAAATATTCTTAGGATTGGACAATTTGAGCCGTCAAGCCGTATGTGTACCTGTGGTGTTGTAAACAAGGAGTTAAAATTATCCGATAGAGAATGGGTTTGTCAATCCTGTGGGGAGATACATAATAGAGATTTGTTAGCAGCCAACAATATAAAGCGGTTTGCATTTGTAAAAAACAATACTGGTGGAACGCCAGAATTTCAAGCCTGTGGAGATAAAGGGTTGCCTTTGTCTGAGAAGCAGGAAGCCCAACCCATCGCCTATGGCGTGGGTGGGTAGTTCACTTCCCTTTAACCCCTTTAATAAAATTACGCATTTTTAATTTTCCAATGTTAACCACGTATAAGACCGCAAACGTTCACCTACAAGGCTAAATTTACACAAATTAACCCAATACATCCCCCATACTTACAAAAAAATGACCACCTATTACTTAAAATAATTCTAAATTATACTATTTTTAATCTTTTTTGTAATTTTTCCCAAACTTTTAAATTAACTTTGCCGCATAAAAACTTTCTTAATGAAAAAATTAACCAAAAAAATAAACGAAATAGTCATGCTAATGGAGCTTCAAGCATTAAATAACCTTGATAGAAAAACAGGCGAACAAAGTAAAACAATAAAATATAACAAAGAAGGATTTAACCTGTCTGTTAAATTCGTGTTCTGGACAACCTATATCGAAAATGATAATGACACGAAAATAACAACCGAAATAACAACTGAACAAATATTAAAATATACTATTTACGCTTTCCTGAAAATAGAAAACGAAAACTACGACATCTCAAACCTTATCTAATATGACAAACCAAGACGTGAAAAAAATAAAAATATGTATTGACTATCAGAAAAAAAGAATAGATTACAGAAGATCTATTAATAAGCTTAATGAAATTGACAAACATATCCTATCTCTTTTAAAAAATTATCAAAAACTAATTGACACAACAAAAAATAAAATTCTAAATATTCCATTTGAAGAAATTTGGAATATCTACGACAAAAAAGTAGATAAACAAGATGCTATCTTGCAATGGGGTAAATTAACAGACAAAGAAAGAATGAAATCTATCGAACATGCACCACTATACGTTCAAGCAACACCAGACAAGTCTAAACGACTACACCTACATAGATACTTGCGAAAAAAATCATTCAACAATGAAATAATAACAAACATTCAAACTAAATTACAACCTCAAGAACAAATTAACCATGAAAAAATATGGTTAACCGGAAACGAATGATTATAGCAAACTACACATACGATAACATCCAACCCCAAGCACCAGACCTTGAACAAGTAGTGTTAGGAGCAGCCATGCTCGAAAAAAAAGCATTAATAACAATGTTGCAACTTGTTGATGAACAAACATTTTACCTGAATAACCATAAAATTATCTTCCGAGCAATAAAAACACTCTTTAATGAAGGCAAAAATGTTGATATGCTAACAGTTACATACAAGTTGAAAGAGATGAAAAAACTTGAAACTATCGGAGGTGAATATTACATAGCCACACTAACAAGAAGAATAGCATCAGGCCATCGAACCGCCGACTTCTGCCTTATACTAATCGAAAGATGGATGAGACGAGAACTGATAAACATGTGCTCTCAAGCCATCGAAAAAGCATACTCCGACGAGTATAATATTGACGAGGAAATCAATAATTTTAGCACAAAACTATTAAAACTAAAAGAAGAACTAAACAATGAGACAGATATACAAACTATCGCAACCGAAAACCTTAACCAAATAAAAAAAATAATGACGGGCGAAATAAAAAGATACGGCATTTCAACTTGCCTTACAGACATTGATAACGTCATCAATGGCCTGATAGCCCCCGACCTTATAATACTTGCAGGACGACCCGGAATGGGAAAAACAGCCCTGGCACTCAATATCGCCAAAAATTTGGCAATAAACCAAAATATACCAATAGGCTTCATCTCTTTAGAAATGAGCTCAAACCAATTGGAATTTAGACTAAAATCAATAATATCATCAGTTCCGATATCAAGAACCTTGCGAGGAAACATTTCTAATACGGAACTGACGGAAATCCAACGTGCAACAAACATTATAAAAAATTCACCAATAAACATATACGACAAAAGCATTGCAAACATTTCCGACATTAGAAGTAAAGCAATAGAATGGAAAGCAAATCATAAAATAAAACTACTAATAATTGACTATATCCAACTGATAAATACTAACAAAACAAGAGGCCAAACACGTGATCAGGAATTAGGAGAGATCACAAAAGCACTTAAAAGCCTTGCAAAAGAATTAGATGTTACTATTATAGCACTATCACAACTAAACAGAAACGTCGAAGGACGAACACCCCCAGAACCCAGACTCTCAGACCTTAGAGAATCAGGCTCATTAGAAGCAGATGCCGACATTGTCATCATGCTTTACCGGCCGCAGTATTACGACATAAAAGAAGTATCTTACAAAGGAGAAACAATAACCACAGACGGACTATGTTTTGCAAACATAGCTAAACATCGAAACGGAGCAACAGGTTACATAGCATTAAACTGTAACCTCGCACAAAGCACATTCTATGACTATGGAACAACATACAACCCAAACAAATGGATTGAAATAGAGTGAAAACAATTTAAAAACTTAAAAAAATATACCTTAAATGAAAAATAAGTTTGATGATGAAAATGATTTCCAATGCTGCAATAAATGCGATTTGCCAGATACTTTGCAGATTGTTAATGTGGTATTAAAAAATGAAGAAATAGACAAAAAAGTTTCTGAACTCAATGAAATTTCAGAACAAATCAAAAATTCAACTGGGTCATTAGACCCTAAGTTGTTAAGGAAAGCAGACAAATTAAGGACTGAATTGTATGGTCATTGGAATATTGTAAAAGGCACTTACTCCAAAAGAGTCACATCATTTACTCGTGATAGGCGGTAATTTTAAATGAATTAAGCAAGAAATCCCATTCATCACGAAGTGTGGGTGGGATGAATTGCGTTATAAAGATATAATATTTTTTGATTATTTTTGTTGTTTGATTAAAATTAGTTATATTTGCATATATGTACAAAGCAAGAAAATATAGAATTTATCCTACCAGCTCTCAAAAAGAGTTGATACACAAGCATTGTGGTAGCGTTAGGTTTTTGTATAACCTTGCTTTGGAAACTAAAACAATGGCGTATCTTGATTCTAAAGTCAATCTTTCAAGATATGATTTACAGAATCAGTTAGTTGACCTTAAAAAAGAACTCCATTGGCTAAAGGAGATTAATTCACAATCTTTGCAAGTAGCGTTGCTTGATTTAGATACTGCGTACTCTAACTTCTTCAAAGGACGTGCTGGTTTCCCTAAGTTCAAAAAGAAGTCAAATAGGGGTAGCTTCAATGTGCCACAAAATGTAATTGTAGAGAATAACTTATTAATTATACCTAAATTCAAAGAGGGTATCAAAATTAATTTGCATCGTGATTTAGTGGGTACTATTAAACAGGCTACGGTATCATTTACCCCAACTGGTAAATATTTTGTTTCAATACTATGTGATACAGGTGAAGATTTGCCCTCAAGACTTAAAGTTACAGAAGAAAATTCAGTTGGAATTGATTTGGGTATCAAGGATTTTTTAGTAACAAGTGAAGGAGAAGTTATTGATAATCCGAAGTTTTTACGTAATTCAATAGATAGGCTTAAAGTATTACAGCGTAGAGCATCTAAAAAACAAAAAGGAAGTTCTAATAGAAAAAAAGCAAATAAGCGTGTAGCTGTGTTACACGAAAAAATAACAAACCAAAGGCAAGATTTTTTACATAAAACATCTACTAAACTAATTCGTGAGAACCAAACAATTTGTTTAGAGGATTTGAGTATATCAAACATGATGAAAAATCATCGTCTTTCTCAAGTAATATCAGATGTAAGCTGGGGAGAGTTCAATCGAATGATTGAGTATAAAGCTGAATGGTATGGAATAAACATACTTCGTATTGGACGCTTTACACCGAGTTCAAAGACCTGTGAATGTGGGGTAATCAACAAAGAACTAACATTATCTGATAGAATTTGGGAATGCAAAAGCTGTGGACGAGTTAATGAGCGAGACTTGTTAGCAGCGAAAAATATAAAAAAGTTTGCTCTTAACAATTATTCAGGGCAGGAATTGTCCGTAGAGCCTGTGGAGATGTCAACATTAGTTGAATCTATGAAGCAGGAAGCCCAACCTATCGGCTCTGCCGTGGGTGGGTAGTTCACTAACATGAATACAGATAACTTGAAACACGAAACCCCCACTGACGCACAACGGTCGAGTGTAACCATAGTAAGCATTACACTGACTTTTCAATTTAGTATTAACTTTCCGCCTATTGTGGCTACACTTTGTTAGCAACTGGGCAGGTAAATACCGATAATGATGAAAAGAGTACAAAGAAAAAGAACAAAAGGCTACAGAATACCAGAAAACACGAAATACGTAGGAAGACCAACAAAATGGGGAAACCCTTTTCGTGTGGAGGATTTAGGAGCAGAAGAATCTGTAAAGCGATACAAGGAATGTATATTAAACAATGCCATGTGCTACTATTATATTGATGAAATTGAAGCAAGCATACAATTTGATAGATTTAAATGGATGTCTGAAAATTTAGAGCAATTGCGCGGTTTTGACTTGGCATGCTTTTGTTCTCTTTCAGTTCCATGCCATGCAGACGCTTTAATAGAATTACTATCGTAGCCTTGTTGCTAACGGCTACGGCTATGTGCAGTAGCGGATTTGAAACACAAAACTTTAAATAACAGATAAAATATGATAGTAGAACAAATGTTAAAGAACGCACCGAACCCGCTATTGCATAT